GTAACAATCAACTTGAGTCTGTTCGTAACCCCAAGAGTCAACGAACAAGTCACCGACCTTGACGTTGGCGGCAAGTTCTACTGCCTTGACTTTGCGTTCTTCTTTCGCTTTGATTTTGTATTCAATCACGGCAAGACGATTATCAATGAACTCTTGTTGCGCTTCGTACATACGTTCAATAGTACGGTAACGAACGTGGTACTCATTCTTGAACCCAAGATGGGCACGAGGAGCAGGACGGTCGCACTTGGCAACTAAACGTTCTTCGTCAATAGTAAGAACAAGGTCGTGTTTCGCGAACAAAGCAATCATTTCATTTTTCATAATATAGTCTCTTTCAACTCAATTTGTACAGACATTATCTCATATTCTAAGAGGGGTGGCAATCAACCTCTTAGAATATTTAGTTATATCAATCATGCAACCTTCGCAGAGAATCGTGGGTACAATCGGAACCGTCCCTGACTATTAATGGATTTCATGTAGATAGTTGGTTCAGGAAGGCCTCTCTCATCTAACGCATCAAAGAACAACTGTGCATCACAGTCGCACTCTAACCATATGCTCTTGTCATTGAAGAAAGAATACTCCGAGATCTTGTTCATGAAACCAAGGTTCTCTACAGTGCGTACATCAACCTTCAGGTATGAATGACTTGGGTCAGATATATAAGTGATTGCTTTCATTTTATGCCTCCAACACGTAAGGAGTCTTGTAGGTTCCAACATTCATAGAGAGATAGTGACTGACGTGGAAGTAATCAGTCATTGCATCAGATTCATTGAAGAAGTCTGGCCCTTTCATCGCATCTTTCAGTTCAGTCAGGAACGCAACAACAGTGGCATCATCATAGTTCTCTTTGATCCAGTGTTCGTTGACTTGAATGTAATCACGCGGGCCGTACTCACTGACAGGCAAAGAACCGAGGATGTCTAAAACACCACTCTTGATGTTCACGACCAACACGCTGTGGTGACGAACGCCAATACTACCTTTCATCTTGTACTTCTTGAGGACTGCTTTGATCGCAGGGGATAGGTTCTTTTTTATTTCTTGACTTACATACGCCATAACTTTCATCTCTCTCTCATCACAATAGGGTACTATTATCTCATGATTTGGGAGTACATGCAAGCGTCTGGCGATGTTTTTTTAGATCATTTTGTTATAAGGATATAACCTTACGGTCTATTGTGCCAAGGTTCAGCTTTACGAATAGGAACAGCGACATGTTTATCGAACCACCTTCGCACAATGTACTTGCGTAGGATACCTGCAACAAAGAATATCCCAGTCATGACCACAGAGATCGTCGCTGGCCCCCATCCTAGACCCATGAATATGGACAATAGGATGAAGTTTAAAACGATGTTGATGGGTAGGGCAATAAGAGTATCACCCACTGCGAAGTTCATGGCTTCTTTATTTACCTTCATTATTTAACCTGTCATGTTCATACAGTGCAAGAAATCCGTAATGGATAATCTTTACAATATCTTTGCGGTGGTCTGCGGGTTCACCCTTCTTACCATATCGACCATTGTACTTGTCAACATTACCAAGAAAGAACCCTATACCATGACCACGGTCAACGATCACTTCAGAAGACTGGAGACCGCCCTGTCCATAGTGACCACCATAAGTCTTATCAATATACTTTGTGAACTCAGCAATCAGTTCATCTTCACGGAACTTGTAATTGGGTTTATCTCCATCAAGTAGTTTTTGGAGTTCATAATCGGCGGTGTCTACTATATCATATCTGTCGTCTATCATAATCTATTTCCTGTTGTACCAACTTGCTAATGTAAAACGAGTACCATACGTCACAGGTTTTACCCTATGAAAGTAACTGATCCCGTCATAAAAAAATATTCTACCCGTCTTAGGGGCAATAGTAGTACCGTCTTCTAACTGCGTCTCTCCACCTTGAAAATCATCATTGAGGTAGAGAACTGAGGTGTACATAGTATGTCTACTCGCAACATCATTATGCAACCCCATCTTTGACCCTTCAGGCCATCTGTAGATCTGAGCCCACTGTGTGATTGCCCCTGCGAGTTGGTTAGCGATTATACTCTGACGTAACCATATATCCTCTACCAACTCATGTTTCATTGGCATATGTTCAGCTTCACTGTCACTGACACTCACATAACTATACTTTCCCTTATTGATAACCTCCGGAGCTTTATCGTACAATCTGATTAAGGTTGCACATTGTTCCGGTGATATAAAGTTATCTTCAACATAAAAATTGTGGGGTTTCACTAGTTTACCTTTGTCTGTATTCCATCTTCTTTGGTTATGAAGAAGTTGCCATCTTCTGTTATTTCTAGGGACTCTGCCTTGAATACTCCTAACAAGACATGTATCATATCCCTAAACCCCAGTCGTTTACCATAGTACTGACCTGCGTAAAACGACACTGCCATACAACCAATTGCAATTATGGTATGTAAATACGGATCCATGCGTTTCTCCTTACGAGAAATTAATACGTTTAAGTTTCTCTCCTTGCTGACTGTCACCGATCGTTGGTGACGACAGGATATCAGGAGAAAGCGTCTGTTCAGTATTGTCCACATCAAATAGTCTCATCTTAGAGCGATCAATACCAATCACAAAACGTTTGTCACGGTTAGGATCGTTATATCGGTTCTTCAACTGTTTTACCATGATCTGTCCCATAGACTCTAACTCTTCGTTAGACACTAAGGCAAACATCAGATCTGCGGTTGCAGGTAGACCAAACGACTCGGAGGTATCTTCGAGACCCGGATCAGAGTTACCGAATCCTGATCGTGTAGTCTGAGTCGCAGACATGACCGGGACATTGAACTCTACTGCAAGACCACGCAACTCTTCTGCAATCGATTTGATATATGTGTATGAGTTTATAGAACCACCCATTGCTTTCATACGAGAGGACGCACATATATTTAGGTAATCAATGAAGATGATATCAGGTTTAAACTTCTTCTTTAGACTCAATTCTTCCAGTAAAGCACGGAAGTGGTTGGCGTGTGCCGCGCCAGTTGGATACTCTTTGACAATCAATCGACCATTGGTACGGGAACCGATGTCCGAGACTCTATCTTTGAACTGTTTCTTGGATAGATTCTGGATTTGATCAATGGGAACGTTGAGGAGGTTTGCATCAATTCGTTCAGCGATACGTTCTTCTGACATTTCCATTGTAATGTAAAGTACGTTTTTACCCTGTGACAAGGCACTTCCGGCAACGTGGCACATGAAGAGAGACTTACCAACACCAGTACCAGCAAGAGCAATGTTAAGAGTCTTGTTAGGTAACCCGCCCTTGGTGATGGTGTTGAAGTAATCAAGATCAAACGGGATGCGATCTTCTTGACGGTGGTAAAACTCGTAACGTTCATCTGCATTGTCCACATAGTCGTGACCTACACTAGTATCAAAGGATACACCAAGTGCCTGTTGAAGAATGTCGGGTAGGGAGTTCTTGGTGAGGGTCTGGTGTTTCCCATCAATCACTTGGATAGACTCCATGATTGCAAGCAAGACCGCACGATCCTGACACCACTTCTCAGTAGTATCCAATAACCATTGAGCATCATTCTCTCGTTTCTCAAACAGTTCTGGAATAAGGCCAACAGTTTCGTTGTAGTTAGATTCGCTGATAGTCTCCGACTCTTCGATCTGAAGGGTCAGAGCATCTCGGGTGGGGAGTTTGTTATACTTGGAAACGTACGAACTGATCTCGGCAAAGATTAGTTTAGGTACGCCTTCGAAGTATGGTTTTTTAAGGAAGGGAACGACCTTACGCATGTAAGAGTCGTTCGTCAATAAGTTATTAAGTATCAGATGCTCTTTCATTTTCTAGTAAACTTCCTTCTGCAATTGCATTTTCTAAAACGGATTCAAGTATATCACCCACGTACATTATGAGATCATCACGTTCTTCTGTTAACGTCTCATCAGGTGTATATTGTATCACATAATTAAACCGTAAGCAATCTTTTTCATCATCAAATCTGATATTACCAAAACGAACCACAGTCTCAGCAAAATCACCACGTAGGATGCGAACATCCCACGCCTGATCATTGTCAGACCCCTCGGAAGGGGTCAATTCGTAGTCATTTCCTTCGGATACTTTCTGCATCAGAACTCTTCTTGAAGGTCAAGAGTTAGAGTAGAGGCACCCACAATAGAATACATCTGTTTCACAAAGTCAACGAAGGTTTCGTCTGCAAGCATATCACGCCAGAACTCTGGGGTCAGTGTGTCCTTCTCACGAACCTTGGTACCTATCACCTCTCCAGTCGCACGATCAACCAATTGATACCACCCATTAGAAGGTTTAGTAACATACCCCCCAGCAAGAGCAATATCCAACAGACCAGAGTAACGCTCAATGCCACCATCCCAAGAAACTGAGATAGGAATCTTCGACTTCTCTTTAACAAATCGAGACTTTTCCACATTGATAATAAAGTCATAACCGGTGATCTCCGTACCTTTCTTGTTCTGTCGTCTACCCAAAATCCAGATGTTGTCTGCACTGTAGTAAATACCAGTACCACCACCTACAATCTCTTTTGGAAACAAACCAATCTCTTTGTAGGTGTGATTGATAGCGAGTAACGGAATGTTCTTCATAGTCAGGTAAGGCGTTGACATACGGAACAAACCTTTGAGTGCCTTCGCACGGGACATATCGGCGACACCTTTCTCGTTCAGTGCATCATCCAGTTCTTTCTTAGACGCAAGGTTACCAATAGAGTCAATTACAATAATGACTTTATCGTTCTTACCGATCTCTTCTAACTGGTTAATGAGATCAAACTTCAGTTCTTCGACATTAGTAATAGGAGTGTGAAGTACACGACTAGTATCAATACCAAAGTTTTCGAAGTATGATTGGGGTGAACCGAACTCAGAATCATAGAACAACATGATTGCCTCGGGGTCAGAGTTCATATAGGCACCAGCAATCTTCAAGGCAAAGGATGTCTTGAAGTGTTTACTTGGCCCTGCGAGAACAGTGAGACCCGATCCCAGTCCACCGTCCAGTCTCCCGGACAGTGCGACATTCATCATGGGAACATCAATGTTTATCAGTTCTTTCTCTTGGAAGAACTCCGACTTATCAAGTACCGCAGTACCAACAACTCGGGAGTTCTTCTGTAGTTTCGCCATCAATGACATAATATAGATTCCTCTTTAGGATAAACAATTTTCAATAAGGGTGAGTGTGTCGGTTGCACCTGCAAAGATACGACCATCATACTCCTGAGCACCAGTCACAAAGTTAGGCGTTACACCCTCACCAAGTGCACTACAGACCAGACGATTCACAATCATAGGATTGGCATTCTTCATGTCCATAACTGCCTCGTGCAGTTCGTCAAAGTACTTCTGTCGTACCATCTTGTAACCCGATACACCTAGACGAGCATAGATCGCATCTGGCACAGTACCAGTGAGCAATGTATCAGCGTTGAACCATGACGTGCCACGCAACACCTGAATGTGTTGTTCCAGTGCCTTACCGGTACCACCGATAATCTGTACAGGTGACATGATAATATCCTGCACGTTCAGAGAGTCAGAAAGATCAGGCATGTACGTGATCTTATTCTGGAACACCTCTCTAGTCAATGCCATCATCAGACGTTCATATGTCTCGACATTGATACTAGACCGGATACAAACACCCGCACCACTTGAACGAATCAACCTTTGCGTAGCAGAAATGAAGTCTGCATCGTTGAGGGTATCGTTCTTCTTAACACTAATCTCATCACACCAGAACGCAATGTTTGGTTTCCAACTGAGACACTCATCGAAGGAATCTCCTTCAGCACTAAAGATCTGAACCTCAACACCTAAAGGCACATCGAACGCACGGGCAGTTGCACTGGTCAATACGTTATCGCCACCAATGATTGCAACCTTGAGATCCTGTCTTTCTTCAGACGCCATTTCTTCAGCAATCGTCTGACCTTCCGGCATTTCCATCACTTCACCTGTTACTACTTCTTCTTCATTAGACATAATTGTCTCCTAGTTATTTCGATATGCATATTCTACTGCTCGATCCGCTTCTACCTCAAGTGGACGGCTAGTATACCAATTTCCGGTGTCAATGTCAAGCTGTCGACATAAATCCGCGATTTCTCTTGCGGTGATTGGATATCCCTTCGTGATCGCAGTACCGGCAGTTGCGACCATGATTTGATACATCTTGTGATACCAACCTGTTTCTGAAATATACTGGTAATCCCTCGCCAGCATCTTTGGAAAGAACGGACAATCATGATAACTTGTCCACACAAACTCTGTATTGTCCATAGAGTTCTTCCGATGTGATATGACTGCCTTCTGTAATTCATCTGGTAGTCTATCTAGGAAACTCTTTCCCTCCTTCTCTTTGTACGGGTGTTTACCTATTAGATAATCCGCATCCACGGGTCGACCTTCATTACGCCATATAAAGTTATACGCACCCTCATAATCTGCGGGGACGTAATACATACGACTCAGATCCTTAGTCTGTTTATCTCCTATCTCATTGAGTTCAGTGTTGAGTGCCCACCAGAACGCTTTGAGTTGATCCGATTCTACTTCTTCTCCTAGATTAAACACCAGTCTAAACTTGGGTTTCTCCTTACGAGAACTCGCTGTACTGTAACAAACAAAGTCCCAGTGACCATAGTCAGCGACCAACTTATCCTTTAACTCGTCTGCGGGGATATCTATATCATCCACATCTACCGCTGCCCACCCAGACCAACACTCCACGTTCTTATTACTACGTGTGGTATCTACAGTATACTTAGCAGGACTGATTAGAGGTGCAGTTGCCTTCGTATCGGGTTTGTCTGATAACATATACAACAGATGCACAAACTCATCCCATGTCTTAAATGACATAGTCTTGTGCGTCTTGTTATCATAACGATTCTGAAATAATGTCAGAGAGTACATAATGCGATTTCATTCACGTAGTTTTTACCTTTCCATTCCTGATCATATTTAAAAACCTCAACTGGTCTGTAGTCAGTATACTTCAGTACAGTATTACGGACTTCTCCTTGATCCCAGTTGTCAATCAGACAATGCTTGATGCCTAGGTCTTGACACATAGTGGAATCAAACTCTACTGCCCAAGCCTTATGATACCCGTCTATGAGAGCAAAGTCAAACCAATTCGTAAAGTTTTCTAACATATCATTCTGTACGTACTGAGTCTTACCCGCTATATGAGTAAAACGATCCCCATACTTTTTCTTCATCTTCTCAATCTGTTCCAATCGAAGTTCAATAGGAGGTTGTTCCTTGGACATGTTGGGTTCTTCCAATGGGCCAATGCACACTATATCTGCGTCTTTATATGTCTCTAGTTGGTAGGTACTAGAATGTCCCCATAGGAAACCAATCTCCAATACCCGTTTGGGTTGGTACAGTTCCTGTGCACGGTTGAATGCCGCCATGATCTGGTCAGTGGGTGGCATGTATCCCCAACCATCAGTAGGCCAAGGCAAGTGGTCTAGATTCATATCATAAAGTCCTCAAGGTTTACACGTTCTTCCGCAGTCCAACCCAACGCATCTAGAATAGGCGTAAGGGGATCTAGGAAAGTCTTATCAAACATTTTACCATAATCGATCTTAGAATGCAAGCCCAACTCAGGTGGTAGACCCATCGGGAAGGATACGATGTTCTCCTTCAGTACATTAGGAACCTTCAAGTAGATGAACTTGATCTTCTCACCGTCTTGGATCTGTTCATACTTATCAGTTAAGTCGGCCTTCTGTAATGCATTGTTGTACAGTAACGCACCCCGAACATGGATTGGCGTACCCTTACCATAGATCCTGTCCTTGTCAACCCACTTGGTAAGGTCAGAGATACCACGAGGGAACGAGATCTGTTCTGGCGAGAACTTGGTAAAGTCACGGCGGAACTTCGCGATCGAGTCCTGCGTTGCACTCTCGTCACCAGTCACCATCAGTTTAAACATACTCTTCATCTGATCACGAACCACGGTGGGGGTGGACGACTTGATCGCCTCGATACCCATCATCTTGAGTTTAGGTTCTGCGTACTGGACACCCTCGTTATTATGCACGTTCAGGATGTATCGTTTCTTCGCCATCCAGATACCACGGTCTGCGATTACCTCACGTCCCATCTCCATGCGATTCTCGTATGCGTCAGTTTCTTTTGCGAGACCGGCATATGCATTCGCAATAATCTTTTCGAAATGTTCTGAACAGATCTTGTCAAGGAACTTCACTGGATCCTTGGGGTTGAACTTCTTGACCAGTTTGTCCATACCAATGTAGACCGAGTCAGTATCAATTGCGATTACATAATCTTCGTCAGTCTCCAGAAGATTGTTCATCTCATCATTACATGCCTTCTCTGCGAGTTTGATTGCACGTTGACCGGACATAGTAATGCCCTCTGCGATACGGTGGTCAAAGTATCGGAACCATTTGTTCGCAAGTGCACCATAGAGACTGTTCATAAGGATCTTGATACCCATCTGTTGATTGTCAAGGTTCGCAATCTCATGTTCCAACTTCTTGGTGGGTGCATTCTCATACTGTTGTTTCTTCTTCAACATCTCCTGTTTGATTACTACTCGGTTGTTGTAGAACTTCTTAATCACCTTGGGAATCACACCGAGTTTATCATGGGTGTATCGTACACCATTCGCAGCAAGTGCGCCCTCTTTGAACCGAGGAGATAACAGAGTCTCGGGAGACATGTTGTATTGTACAATGATGTTGGGATACAGGGAGTTTAAGTCAAACGACACCACCCAGTCATGACCACCCACCATTGGATCCTTCACGTAACCACCAACGATCTTACCTGCATCATAATCAATTGGGGGACGGGGCGGAATGACCACATTGTCAGCCAACAGTTCGTTGTAGATGATCGTATCCCAGATTGCTGTGGTACCTAGTGCGTCATTGAAGTTAGTCTTTGCACCATAGGACATAGTCATGACCAGAGAGATGATACCAATCTTCTCCTCTAGTTGTTCCACCAACTCAACATCTTTGATGTTATAGTCAATGAACTTCTGGTAGTCATTCTTGTACAGTGCATGGAGGGTACCATGTTCCTCATAGGACAGTTTACGTTCACCCAATACCACGTGTGCAATGTTGTCCAGTTTGTAGGACTCTTGCTGACCATAGGTGTTGAGAGTAAACTTCTTGAACAGGTCGAGGTAATCTAGTTGAGTGATACCCTCAACCTCGTATGCCTGCTGTTCACGTCCTCCTAGGGTCATAACGGTACGAGAGCGCACCAGTTTCCACGGAGACAGGCGCTTGGCGTTATCCCACCCTATGAGACCAGTTATTCGGTTAACCATGTAGGTCATGTCGAATAGTTTACTATTCCAACCGGTCACGATGTCCGGACAGTTACCTTCCCACCAACCGAGGAATGCTTTCAGTAGAGATTCTTCATCGACACATTTGAAGTAGGTGGTAGTATCTTGTGCGTCATAGTCTTCCAGACCCCACACGTAGAACTGACCAGATTGATTACTCTTAACAGCAATAGAGATGATAGGATGTGCGGCATCTTCAGGTTTAGGGAAACCCGCATCTGACTGCACCTCAATATCGATATAGGTGATATTGATCTTGGACGTATCCCACTTGAGATCAGATGGGTAGTTCTTGGAGATGAACTGCGAAACGTAGTTGGTGTTGCCGTGTACCGTGAAGTTGGGTACGTCTTTATACTGAGCAACGAACTCTTTCGCCTCTTTCATCGAACCCATCTCTACCGGTTCGACCGACTTCCCATAGAGGGAACGGAACTTACCAGTAGCTTTGGGCGACTCGATGTAAAGAGTGGGGTTGAAGGGAATGCGATCGGAGATGCGTTGACCATCCTCGATGCCGCGAAGCAAGATATTGTTCCCATAACGGGTCACATTGGTATAATATTTCATGTACGTAGTATATCAAGAACGGCACTACTTGTCAAGCGTTATCCAGTTATAATCTGGATGAACTTCCCTATCATATTTACGCTTGCCTGTATCGGTCACAGTACCACCAAACTCCTCATCGATGATCTGAATGATAGGAGAATCCCAGACCTTGATTGGTTTGGTGTAGGCAGAACTCACATCAACGTTCAGTCCAGTCTTATTACAGTAGTCTGGGTTCTGGAAACGGTTTGCAGGCCAGTAGGTATTGGGGTGGATATTCTTTTTAGAACGACAGTACTTATCGGTGACGACATGTAACAACTGCATTGGGCCACGTTTGTAACCTTTCTCGAATGCATCACAATACATCTGTGCGACTTCTGGGACTGTAGTCCAGAACTCATTTGCCATACCCAGTTGCAGAGAAGAATCTTTGGTAGTCCACTTAGACATGATCATACGGAAGGTGTCTTCACACTCGGGTCTTAGGAATGCGTCATGTTCCAACATCCATATACGTTCACCTGCTGCCATGCGTTTTGCTGCACGATAGTGGGTATGGAATGCTGCAAGTTCTTGAGGTGACCGACCAGAGAGGTCGTTGTTAACCCCTTCTAGTAATGTGTCTGGGGTAATACACTGTACTACCGTAACCTCAAAGATATCTGATACACGTTGGAATGACTCCAATGCAACCTGCATATATTTGACAGCGAGTGGATTACCGAAATCCACATTCATTATACCACGAGCTACACTCTGCATTATGCTTTAGAACCTACCACTCTACGTACGATATCGTTATGATTAAACTCTGCCCAGTACAACTCGAATGCAATCCCATCTTTGGTACCTTCGAACTGGTGAATCTGACCCGGTTTAACCTGAGTATATTGACCTGCTTTTAGAATGGTTTCATCGACTAGACCGTCTTGATCACCGTCTTGCCAGACCCGTACTATCATCTCACCGGACTCACAAAAGAACCCGTTCCACTTAAACTCGTGGAGATGTTCCGAACACTTGAAACCTTTTTTAAACTCTATTCTGTGGAACTCCAGTACACCATTTGCGGCGACTAATTCTGTCTGTCCCCATAATTTCCCTGCTTTCATAACGACTCCCTCAACTCAGTATAACCACCAACATAACTCCACTCATCTCCCTCTACGGTAAAGATCTGTGGAACTGTACGAAACGCTTGACCTGCGACCTCCATGAGACGATCCTGTTCCGCAGGGACAACCTGCGTCAGACAGACGTATTCATACTGAAGTTGTTTATCGGTACAGAGTTGTTTTGCCTGTCGGCAGTACCCACAGGTGGGGGTTCCAATTATAACATATTTCATAAGATCACCTTTTCATTTCACTTGTTATATCTAGACAATAAAAAAGAGAGGGTTTTGACGCCCTCTCTCCGTGTTACTTAGGTCTTAACTGGTCTCGTCACTTTTCTCATCATCAATTCGTTCGTCTGTTTTTTCGACCCAGATTCCGTCAACTATAATTTCATAGTCGCTTAGGCTAGGCTTTTGAACGACCATAACATAGTGAAGGTTTTGTGTAAACTCCCTGTCTATGTTAATCTGGTTGATGTGTGCAATCTCTGCGGCTAAACGCCGTGCAGTGATAGACATATCTTCCATGTCGCTAGCAGTCGCAAATGAAGAGAGGAAAGTGAGTCCAATTACTATTAGACAATTCCTCATGATACTCCTCCGAGTTATCCTATTTGGATTTTACGGGGACGCTTCTCTTCGGGGATAACAACTTTCAGATTAATGACCAGTAGGCCATCCCTAAAATCAGCTCCATTTACAACAACGTGTTCTGACAGTCTAAAGGTTCTTCGGAACTTTTTCGCAGATATTCCTTTGTGAATATATTCGCGTTCTTCCTTGGAGACATCCGCAGTGACGATCAGAATCCCTTCACGTACATTCACGTCAAGATCTTCTTTCTTGTAACCGGCGATTGCCATTTCTATTGCGAACTCTTCATCGGTATGTCGGACGACATTGTGCGGGGGATAGAGTTTCGAGTTTTCTGCTACGTCTTGTAACTTCTCAATCTCTGTCCAAACGTGGTCAAATCCAATAAAGTGCGAACGTGGGAAAGTAAATGCTTTAGATACCATAACGGTTTCTCCTTATTATTAAGCGAGGTGTTGTTAGTGTGACCCGACCATTCGGCATCACGGTGTTATTTATACGTGTGTTACGTTACTATTGGTAAAATTACTGGTAAGTTTGGATATTGTCCGTCTTCTATCCAATGCATTTCGACCTTTGTATTTCCGATCTGCACTGTATACTTCCAACTTCTTTCACTATATTCAATCATAATCATGTCTCAGCTATGTAAGTAGATGGGTCTGGATCTTGTTCTACACCAAAGGAGAACGTGACCCGAGAGTTCTCCGTGATGATCTGGTGATGCATTCCTCTAGGTATCCAGACACAATCGCCTGGAACAAATGCACGTGGTGTGTCTTCGAAGGAAGTACCTTCCACACGGATCTTTATCTCCCCCAACACTTGGACAAGGAACACATCCATTTTGTCTTTGTGCCATGGGTAACTGTCACAGTCCCTACCAAACCCAAAGAAACATATATTAGTAATAGGGTTCTTATGAAAGATCCCTTCCATCGTCGTGGCAATATATTTTGCAAACTCCGGTGATGAGGGTCTCTTGTGAGAGTTCTTCAAGAAGAATCGCATCTTCTCTTTGTGGTGATCGATTATCTCTTTCGGGTGGGTGTCGAGAAACCTTAACGCCTTATCCCACGTCCAAAGTTCTTTCTCTTCGAACTTTCCCCACGTGGGTATACGATATTCAATCTCTTTACCATCTGGTAAAGTCTTAGGGGGATCAACAATAGTATCACCCCCCACAAATGAATCTGTCATCTAGTACCAATATTATATTTGGGACACAAACTCCACTCATCTTTCTCCTTAAAACCAATGATCTTGATCTGTCGGAGGGGTGCACAGTCTGCGGCTAGGTTAGGGTCAACGATCTGAACTAATCCCCAGTCTGCCAGTAACGTTGTGATACTATTACGTCTCTGTAGATCTGACAACTCTAGATTAGATTTCTTACCGTCAAGTAAAAATAGTTCTTTGAAGTGTACTATGAAGTACCGACCCTGCTTATGTAGAATATGACAAGACTGGTACAACTTCTTCTCGCGGCGACTTGCAACGCCAATACGGGTTAAAGTTTCTCGTACCTTCAAAAAATCATCTGGTTCGTTAAGGATGATTTCTAACATATCATCCGGTGTCCATGGATTAGTTTCTTCCACCTTTATATATCCTCGCTTTTATCTCTTTAATTTGAGGAGGGGATAAAAGTGACAGAACGGACTTTGCCTTAACATTGCTATATCCATAATATTCCTTTACCGCATCCAAGTCTTCAATTTCAGACGGTTTATTCCATTTGGAGAACCGTTTTCTTTTTCTAATTATATTTAGTAAAAAATCGAATTGAAGTTTATTGTCGAGATTATAATACTGATTCATAACGTTTGCTGCTATAACAGTATCTGCGAAGTATGACAACGTGCCATTGGTAATATAGGGAAGATACTCTGCTTCCGTTTCCTTACTTACAATCAAATGTTTCTTAGAGTAATTTATCGCGGTTATATAATCGAACGGTTTATTGCTCATCGTAACCACCTTGTCTTTGGTATGCGTTTGCTTCTATTAGGTATTGTAACACATCTACATTCGCACCACAAGCCTCTCCCATCTCTTTAAGTGCACTCATGTCCTTGGGGAAACAGTGTCCACCGTAACCCGCGAAACCATCGGGGCCAGGCACTTGAGTGTGACTCTCGTTGACTCGGGGATCCGTGCAGACGGCATCTACCATGATATCAAAGTCCTCGAAACCACACTGTTCGTAGATGTGATGCATCTGGTTAAAGAACACGACTTTAGTTGCGAGGAAACAGTTCAACACATATTTTGCGAATGCCGCCTGTTGCAGACTAACGAACTTAACAGTCTTCAGATTGGGTAGTACGGGTTTGAAGAGTTCGTGCCAGAACCTCATGTGTCCACCACCATAGATCGCGAACTCACCTTCCAGAAACTCCTTGGTAGGATCTGCACCGGTGGTACCTTTGAGGAACTCAGGACAAAACGTCACATCGGGCCCACAGTTCTCTTCCAACCACATAGGGTCTGTAGTAGATTTGATCATGATCTTAGTACCATGATACTTCTCCATCACATCTTCTACATTTTTTGTGGTACACTTACCCGTCTCAGGATCCATAGGTGTCGCCACACAGATGATAACACCAACCGGAGGTTCGAGTCCCTCCGGATCATAGTCGTGTCCCTTATAGGGATCATCGATATACAAATCGACATTGGGGTGGTTCTCTAGTGCCGCAGCAGTCGCGACGCCAACAGGCCCATACCCCGCAACAATTATCTTCATTATGCTAACTCCACATTTGCCATCACTTCAGTTAAACACGCAACCATATTCAATTCATGATCAGCAACAAACGCATCCTTGTATTGGTAGTCCGCGAGGATCAGAACCAACTGGGGAATAGATTGTTGATCGATGTTCTCAAACATCTGATCATATATAGTGCGGAAGATAACAGACGAGTCTACGTCAATGTTATTAGTGACCCACTGACGCATAGTCTTGAAGTTCTTCTCCTTGAGAGACTTATACAGTGCCTCATAGGATGCATCAGTCTTGTTCAAGTTACTGATCTTGAGTTCACCACCGATAGAGGCACGTTGCAGTTCGTTAAGAATGCGTCTCCAGTCCGGTGCATGTTTCATGATGAGTTCAGCAACTCCCTGTTGATTGTCCATCTCGACCTTTTCAATCTTCAGGATATCAGTCACGCGGGCCATGAAGTCACCACACAGTGGTGCCATAGACTTCTTGTTGGTATTGAACTCATACACACCACAACGAGAGTGTAGAGGTTCGATGATACGATTCTTGAAGTTGCAGGTCATGATGAATCGACAGTTATCTGAGAACTCCTCAATGAATCCACGCAATGCGGGTTGGGTAGAACGTGGGTTAAGGTAGTCTGCCTCATCTAGGATGACAACCTTGTAACCACCCATTAGGGACACAGACGATGCGAAACGTCTGATCTTATCGCGTAGGGTATCAATGTTACCGTCTTCCGAACCATTGATTAGAATATAGTCAAGGTCAAGTACGTTACATAATGCACGTGCGACCGTAGTTTTACCCAGACCCGCAGTACCCGTAAACAACATGTTAGGTAGTTCACCGGTCTTTAGAATGTCCTTGAATGTCTTCTTGAGGTTGGCAGGAAGGATGCAGTCGTCAATATTTTGAGGGCGGTACTTTTCGCACCAGAGAAAGGTATCAGTCATAAGATTTCCATAATAAAGTAAAAGGGTTTCATAAGTTGTACATTGTACACTATAAGAAACAAATAAGCAAGAAAAAAGGGAACCTAAGTTCCCCTATTCTTTAGAGTTCGTGATGTGTTGCCAGTGTAGACATCAGTTTCGTCTTAGTCCAAGACTTGTATACTTCTAAGTCCAATTGTGTGGCCATGTCGAACAACTGCTCTTTGGTCATACTATTTAACTCTTCAATAGTCATCGTGGGCTTCTTCTTAGTTTTGGGTTTAGGTTTGGGTTTGGGTTTGGGTTCGACCTTAGTGACAACAAGTTCCTCACCAACATTGGGAATGTCAAGATCACCAAAATACTTATACCCTATAAATGCCACAACCGCAACGAGAACAACATAAAAAAGAATCTCTAACATGTTATCCCTCCGAAGGAGTTTCACCTTCACCCTGAAGTGTCTCAACCTTTTGGATCAATGAGATACACTGATCTCGTAGTTGACCAATAGTTGATAACTCTTCACCTCTAAAACCACCGCGTCCGGCGACCGTATCTACAACCGCGACTGTACTACGCGTCACTCGGTTTACTAGATCCATTATATCATTATCCACAAGTTTGTCCTCTATTTAATTAAATTGACTAGATTTCTGTAGCGCTACCCAATACTCCATATTGGATTCTTTATTCACGAAATGTGAAATAAACTTAGACGATAGTGCAACACGATAGTCGCCGTCTTCTAACAACCTAAGATTGTTGATATTGAATACAACCTTGAGGTCTGGATACTGTGATTCACCTTCCACAACAATACTGAATGCATGTGAGGTTTCATCGTCATTGTCCTTAACGGTTAACGTTATCAGTCCATTATCTATATGGACGTTAACTTCACTATGACCCAATGCACCCGCAGCACTCTTGACACGGTTCAGAGTCTGACTATCCAGAGTAAACCACGCATCCTCACCCGGTAACGTCAGATCGCCCTTTGCAGTTGTCAGAGTATCAGGTGACGAATAGAAATACTTGATCTTAGAACGACCAGTAGAATCCGAGATCGCGACACTAGATTGATCAAAGTTCAGGTTAGGACTGTCCACCAATCCCATTACACTGAGAAACTCACGCAGATCGTATATGCCAAACGATGTAGGGAAGTCTACGTCTAGGGTTGCCTTTGCGAGTACAGTTCTAGACTCAGAGACGGTTCGAACTACATTACCCTCATTGAAGTAGATGTTTCCATTGATACCCGCGAAGTTACGCAGGACTTGTGTAGCGCGATCTGATAATTCCATAATATATTCCTCGATTAATTAAAGTACATTCTAACAGAAGTTTGTGTCGTTGTCAAGCGTAGGTGCATCTTCTTTTAAAAATATCTGAATACACTTACGAAACCTTCTCTCTTGTATAGTGGTAGACCGATGTTCTACGTCCGTAAGGGCCACTGCCTTGTTATATGCGGGGGTTATTCTATTTACTTTACTCTCTTTATCTTTATACAGGAAGTCCCCACCCCATTCAATCTCCCAATTCCGATTCATATATATCGTTATCGCACCTATCCGTGTTGAAGTGGGATCGTCACGTTTAAAATCTTTGTGCCATTCAATACGAGACCCTCCAGTCCACACAAAGAACTGCATAGATTCTACAGTCTCCGGAGACCATGTAGGATAGACCTTCTGAATGTCCTTGAGGATGTTATCATATAGTGCTCTATTACTATTATAGATCTTGTGAACGAGCACAAGGTTTTCATAACGTTCTGCTTTGGGGTGCATCAAGTCCGTACCCTGTGCATTCTGCCATCCAAAGTTGGTAGTCCACACATGATCAGTCGACCCTATCAGATGATCACAATACCTCGATGCGGCATCAATAACCGGTTCCGATAGGAAGTTCGGATGTTCTCGAAAGAAGTATGGATTAAGCATCATGCACCGTACTGAAGTTACCTTTCTTGATAAACTCTATCTTGTCTTCGAACTTACCATCAAGCAACTCTCCCTTATGAGAGATAACATATGTGTTAGTATCACCATCAAGGGTATCAAGTATACTGGTCAGGTTGTCGATACCTTCCACGTCCAAAGATGAATCAAACGTCTCATCTAGTATCAATAGGTTAGTCGCAACAGAGTTTTTCATCTTCGCAATCTGTCTCCACGTAAACAGTAACGCCAGATCGATACGTTGTTTCTCACCCTCAGAGAACGAGTCATAGGAGAATGCATCACGATGACGTGATCGGATAGTCTCCTTGAACTGTTCGTCTAGGTTAAACGATACAAAGAAGTCTAGAACCTGTAGATACTTGTTGACCAACTGATTGATGACAGGCAGGTACTCCTTCACAATCTTAGTCTTGATACCAGTGTCCTTCAACAACTCAGTGATTACCATACTGTACGCAACGGATTCTGCAAGGTCGCCCTTGATGTCACGTAGTATCTCGCGATCATCATTCTGTGCAGACAGAGTCTTTCTTTCTTCTGCAATATCAGTAGTAGTCTCATCCTGTTTGGCCAGATACTGTTGTATAGTAGTAATCTGTTTCTGGAGTTGACCGATCTCTACTTGTTTACGATCTTGTTCAGCGATCATATCCTGTAGTTTCCGAGTCTCTTCTACTACGCCCACCATTCTCCCAGTGAGTTTGCCGAGTTCTTCGGATGCTTTTGATCTTGCGTCTGTGAAGTGTTCGTGCTTGGTTTCTGCTTCTGAGATCTTTTTCTCTTTGAAGGTAGTTTCGATCCCTTGTTCACAGGTGGGACAAGAGGAGTTATCTTCATAGAACTTCTTCTCCTTATCTAACTCCTTCAGTTTGGAGTTGAATGTTTTATCATACTGTTTGATCTGAATCATCAGACTATTGCACGAGTCATGTTCTGTTTTCAAAACATGTAGTGAGTCACCATCGACCGGTGTCATAATGGAACGTATGTCCTCAATCTCAGACTCAAGTGTTGTAATCTCGTTGAGTTTCTCGTTGCGATTGTCCCGTTTGTTCTTCTCCAGACTCTCCACATACTTGGTCTGTGTCCTAATCTTATACTCTAGGTTCTCTAGGTCAGACTGATTTGCACGTACCTTTTCCTTGATAACCGAGAACTTCTCTTTGAGAACAACATTCATCTTGGAGAATACGTTGATGTCCAGTAGATCCTCGATCACTTCACGTCTGTGATTCGCAGGTAACTGCATGAATGGCACGAACGAACTACTGCCCAGTACAATGATCTGGTGAAAAGATTTGTGGTTCAGTTTCAGAATGTTCTGTTCTAATACTTTCTGATACTCTTTACTATGGGAGTCTTGGTTAATAACCTTCTCGTCACGCCAGATCTCAAACTTAGTTGGTTTGATACCACGCACAATCTTGTACTCAGACCCAAGCGCCGTGAACTCTACTTCGACAACACAGTTCTTATTGTTTTTT